AAGAGACAGATACTCTATTGTAAAGATCTTTGAGTTTTTTGTTCTTGACTTCCCAGTCCCTAACTTCGTAATGGAATACAGGAACGGAGAAAATGGATTCTTGATACTCACTCATGACAAACTAATATCAGAATTAAATGATATAATTGTTTTTCTTTTATTTGATTCTACTTTTGGAGCAGAATGTACAATAAAAGAAGGGAAGGTTATGATGTCTCCCTCTTCAGTATCAACATCAAATGTATCTGTATTATTTAGAGGACTGACAAAAACCGTTTTGGGACTTCCTTTTGGAAATTCTAGATAATAAACAGATGACCATTGACATTGTGTATGTGTATGCCATTCATGAAAAGAATTTTTTTCATATTGCTGGAACCACATATTGATAATATCAACAGTTGGAAATCCTAACTTATTAAACAACTCACAGTGATTTTCTTCAATGTGAGGAAAAATAATATCTAGATATTTTCTTTCTGCTTCTTTGGGTAAGTTCCAATCACATTTACTGATCATGGTTTTTGTATATCCATGATCATCTACACCAACATAAGAACTACACCCTGAAGAATCAATGAGACTTAAAATCTCATTCTTCAGGGTGCTGTGTTCTTTTAGTTTTGTTTTGTATATTGGACAAGGAAGATCAAATACAAACATTCCACATCACTAAAAAATCATTCTATCATGGATTCCAGGTAATAACAACTCGTCCTGCTCTTCCTGTATTTCCGTAACCACCTCTATCACCATCTCCACTATTTCCTGCGGTTGGACCATTGCCTTGCGACAATGATGGAGAAGAAATGTATGATGGATTGGTGTAACCAGATCCTCCGCCACCACCAAAGGCACCAGAGTCTCCTCCACCTTCTCCACCGCCGTAGCGACCACCGCCGCCACCACCAGATCCTTTGTCACCACCGTTGGCAGCGCCATATCCACCTTGATAGACATTGTTTCCAATGCCACTAGTTCCGCCTGGGTTTGCTGGCGGTCCAGTTCTACCCTGACCACCTCTTGTTCCAGATCCAGGATTTCCTCTTCTTCTGGGAGCAGCACCGCCAGCACCTACGCCGTTTTGTGTTCCGCCACCACCACCTTGTGGTCTTCTAGGCTGACCATTAGTACCGCCACCAGCACCACCAGGGCGACCAGCAGCACCACCGCCGCCACCGCCAATAATAACAGCAGTGTTGCCCTGTCTGATACCAGAAGCAGCACCACCACCTGCACCATTTCTTCCGCCAGATGGAGTTCCTCTACCACCAGCCCACACTTGATAAGTGGTTCCGCCATTCATTGTCATGTTGCCACCAGCAAAACCACCAGCACCAGCAGGACCATCGACACCACCACCTGCTCCCCAAACTTTAATATTGACAGGAGTTGGTTGAGAAAAAGAAATGTTCCAAGATGACCCACCAGGAGACTGACTATTACCTGGGTTTAGATATAATTTTGGAGAAGTACTCAAGTCTCCAGGGGATCCTGGGGACAAACTAAAAGCTGCTGGTTGAGTAGCAGTATAAGTTTCTCTCCAAGTTCCAGAGACATTGTTATTAACAGTATCAACTTGTCTCCAAGTTCCAGAAACATTGTTCCAGAGTTCTTGAATCTCTCTCCAAGTGCCAGAAACGTTATTAAAAATACTCATGATTTATACTAAACGTAGTAATTTGATTCTGCTGGTTTAGATGGCCAGATAGCATCATCTTCTACTCTTGTGGTAGGACCATCAATTGTAGTAATGTCAGTAATTGTTGATGGGAAATCTCTCAAAGCTTGACGATAAGTTTTTACTTCTTCTGAGACTGTTCTTCCGTTCTCAAGACCCTTAAGAAGAATAACATCAGATTCTTGCAATCTTCTGTTTCTATGTTCTCTTACAGCAGCCCAAGTTGATTCTTTCTTGATTGCCAATTCTTCTGGGGTTAGATCTACAACAGTATAGGTCTTCGTCATGACCATATTAACTTTATCAACTGTCCATTCAGAAATATCATTCTCTTCGCAAGTTTTATCAAATGCTAAAACTGATGGATATGATGCTTCTCTTATTTGAAACACATCATACTTTACTGTTACAGTAGTAGAAGTACCAATCCATTGCGAAAGATCTGTTCTTTCAATAATATGATTGGCATCATCAACTTCACTAGGATAGTTGTCAATCAATCTACGATAACCCTCATTCTTTAGAAGATAATCATCATCTACTAAAGCTTGATTCTCATAAGTCCAACCAGGGTGTCTCTTTTCTTCACCGTCTGGTGTTAGATAGGATTTTGTGCGCTGAGCTTCGTTATATTCTTCTGTTGGAGATGGAAGAACTTCAGGCATCCAGTAAGTCTTTTCTTCTGACATGTTCCTTTAATTAGTATTTGTACCAAATATCACCGTTGCTTCCACCAGATGGGTTGCCAGTAGAAACTGTTTTAGCGCCCCATCCATTGGAATAGGCACCTGAAGTTGGATTAACTGCGATGTTTGCAGAACCATTAAAAGATACACCGTTAATGTTTCTAGCAGTGGTAAGTGTAGCAGCACTACTAACACTTAGACTACTAATGTTAGTCCATGAAGGAGTGCTTCCACCAACCAAAACCTGTGAGCTGCCACCAACACTCAGTTTTGCAGTAGTATCCGCAGCGGATTGATATAGTAACTGTCCAGCAGATCCACCTGAAATGTTACTTGCTGTACTGATTCCACCCCCAACGAAAGCTCCGTTGGAAACATATGTTACCCCTGCAGTTGTCTGCAAAGTATCACACTTTAGAATACTTGCCATTTTACTTTCTTGTTTCCGTTGTTATTTATATTTATTTAGATGATCGACCATGCAGCACCATCTAGGATGGTGACTACTGTGTTGCCAGTCAATTCAATTGGTCCAGCAGACATACAGTTTGTGTTTGCAGGAACGGTGACGTTTTCTGCAACTGTGTTTCTGTTTGCCTTCATGACACCGTAGGTATCAATATACTGTCTGTCACCCATCACTCTCATAGCGTTGTCGTTATTGTTATTGGATGCACTTGCGGTGGTAGTTCCGAAGGAAGCACCAATGAAGTTAGAAGATCCATTAACATGTAGTTGATAATCAGGATCTGCCTGATTAACACCAACTCTAGATAGTCTGTAGATGTGTCCGCCAGTCGTGCTATCAGTCCATTTGGAAGTAACGAATGGAGAACCATTAGCATATAGAGTTCCGTTGAGGTTGAAGTTACCCTCAACATTCAACGCCATGTTGATGCCATTGACTGTTGTAGTTGTGGTGTTAATAGAAACTCTGTTTGTACCACCATCAATTGCAATAGCAGGTGTAGCATTCCAAGATGTTCCGCCATTAGCAGTCGATGCTTGAATAGCGAAGATATCATTGCCAATTAACTGGTTACCAATTCTAAAGTTTCTATAGGAAGAAGCACCAAGGAAACGGACACCAACACCTGAGTTATCATTTGCACTGTCTAGAGTTAGAGTTTCTCTAACACGAGCAGCAGCATTTACATCTAAACCAAAATTAGAATCTGGATTGTTTGTTCCGATGCCAACTGTACCATCATGCTTGATGGTCATTCTCTCAACATTATTTGTTCCGAAGTGCAGTGCATCGTCATTCATATTGACGATTGCACAACTACTATTGTTTCCAGAAGTAGAGAAATGATAAGCACTATTGAGGGTATTGTCGCTATTGCCTATCAATAATCCCCAAGCACTGTTGCTACTGTGTGCTATATTGACTTGGTTATAATTGCCACCTTTAATACCAACAACATCACCTGCACCAGAACCACCAATATCAAACGTTCTAGCTGGAGTGCCAGAGTTAATACCAACTCTATTCGTTGATGCATCTACAAAGAATGTATTTGTATCAACAATCAGATCTCCACTAATTGTTGTGTCGCCAGTTAGAGTAGATGTTCCAGATACGCTTAGGTTAGATCCAGCACCAGTTAGAGTTAGCGAACCAGTCATGGTGTCGCCTGCTTTCAATACGTTTAGAGAAGCAGCACCAGTTACGTTACCAGTGATAGCTCCAACAGCAATATCTCCATTAGCATCACGAAGAACAGCAGTGTTTGGAACATTGGTTGTTTGGAATTGAATGTTGCCTGCGTTCCAGATCTGGTTACCGTTGATGGTCATTCCATCGGCATTAACAACCTGAACGTTCAGAGTTCCAGATCCGTCAGTTCCATTGCCACCAGAAGCAATCATTGCAACGTTGTAGTTTGCTGCTAACTGAGAACTATTGAAATAGATTCCAGGTGCAGAAGAAACACCGTCCTTTCTTCCTAGTCTTAGGTTAGCTGTTCCACTATCACTTTCCAGTACAGCAACATCAATGGTGTTACCGTCTTCAATAGAGAAGTCTTGGAATGGAACTCTATTGCTTGCAGATCCAATAGTTTCTGCACCAATGAAATTACCAGTTGTTAATCTACCAACGATAATTGTATAATCATTAAAGTTATCAACAGTATCGTCATTGACGATAAGATTATCAATCGTGATTTCACCTACATTCTGAGAATTGCTGTTATACAGATTGACAGAGTTACCAGGAGTAAATGGTGTAGATCCTAGAACTAAACCACTAACATAGATTTGATATCTTGGATCTCCATTGAATGATTTGATTGTTAGATCATCGCGGAAAGATGATGCACTGATAAATCTTGGAAGTCTTTCATCAGATAGAGTTCCGTAATTGACATTCAGAGCATTCTGATACCAGATGCCTTGGCGGTTGTCTAGTTTATCAGCGTCAAGATCAGATCCAGGACCATCATTGAGAGAACTCCAGATCTTACCCCAAGAACCAAAAGCGGTGACACCAGTTCCAGAACCACGGAGGTACATGTTGTCATTATCAGTGAATGCAAGTTGTCTTACACCACCGAAGGAAGCATCAAATCCAGATCCACCATTTCTGATGGTCATTACAAGGTTCTTGCTTCCACCATCATTGAGACCATTAGCACTGTTGTTAATCGTATTAGCAATAATACCTTCAACAAAGTTATTAGGAGATGGGTTTGATGTTGGGTTGTTTGTACCAGTAATCAAACGAATGGTGTTTGCGGAAGAACCCGAGATACTAATATTGTAAGTACCAGATAGTCTATCAGTTGGTAAAGTTCCAGAATTCTGGTTAGTTGAGTTTAGATAGAACGCACCTTGAGCACCATCGAGGAGGTCAGCATCTAGACCACTATCAGCACCAGTTTTCAGTGTGACAGAACCGTTACCTTCTGTGCCAATATCAAACTGAGATTTCTTAAATCTAGCAACACCAATTGTACCGAAGAGGTCTGCACTGACCGTTAGATCAGTAACTCTCTGAACATCAATAGCAACATTTGCATATTGCTTATTAACTGTAGAAATTTTTGCTGCTAATACTGCATTGGATCCTGCACCAATGGTAGCAGTTGGTAGTGTAGTAATATTGAAATCTGCGGTAAATCCAACACCACCATCAGTAACAACAATATCGCTAATTGCATTGTTTGCTACTGTAATGTTTGCTCTTAAACCAGTTCCAGTACCACCAAGTAATTGCTGGTCAAAGTATTGACCATTTGTAAATCCAGAACCACCATTAGCAATTACGATAGAATCTACAAATCCACCTTGCGTGTATGAAGACTCAAATGTGATAGGAGATGATCCTCTATCAAATTCAATAACTGTATTAACTGGAATTGTTGATGTTAGAGTATTGCTGAGGGAAATAGTTGTAAATCCGCCAGATGTTAATACTCCATCGATGTTAGTATTTGCTTGAATACCTGTTACATTAGCAACAACTTCGTGTCCAACCAGTACATCAGAATTGGTTGTAAATTGTAGTTCGGAACTTCCAGAAGAAGCTTGAGAACTTAGTTTTGCAAAATATCTAGTCTCTGTGCTCTTGACAGATTGTACTGCTAGTGCCCAGTTTTGATCTCCACGCAAGAATGTGAATGAGTTTGCAGTTCCTCCAGTAGCAATAACGTTTGCTGGGATTGGACCACCAATAAGGGTAGAACCGTCGATAGTGCTGGAAGTTAGTGATACCCAGTTGTTACTATCAAATGATGATGTATTAACAACTCTGGTGAGATTAATAGTTACTGCTGGGATATCACTGGAATCAATAGTATCGGTATCAGTAATAGCAATGTTATTGACAATATCGCCATACAATCTGCTTTCAATTAATGCGACACCAGTTGCCTGAGTTCCAGATCCAGCAGGAGCTGAGAATGTAACTGTTGGAGCGGTAGTATAACCTTTACCACCTTTGAGACCATTGAATTCAACAATAGTTACAGTTACAACTTCTCCATTAGCAATAGTGCAAGTTGCTGCAGCAGATATTGCACCTTGCTGTGGATTACCACCAGCAATTGTTACTGTAGGTGGAGAGGTATAACCAGAACCACCATCGGTAATATTGATAGTATGGACTACGCCTTGTCTATATTCAGTTGCTTGAATTCTTCCTTGAGATATGCTACCGAGGAAGATATCGCCAATTGTAAATTGGATAGTTGGATCAACACCAAATGCAAGGAACAAACTATCCAAGTCATTGTTAAGAATGAATGATGTAGTTGTGTCTTGCTGAATAGCAATGTCACCAGCGAGTGCTCCTTCGATAGAAGTTCTTTCTTGCTGGTTTGCAACAGTATAAACTTCAAATGGTCTTAGTGCTGGAATTTGGTCGATAGAAATCTTACCCGAATCGGTAAGTTCAACCAGTGCTCTAGGAACAGCGTTTGTAGAGTATGGTTTGTTGATGTAAGGACCAAGGTTGTTAGTGATATAGTCCTTAACTGCCTTTTGAGTAGGTAGTTTAGAGTCAGTAGCATTAGCACCACCAAGTGTGTTGGATGCATCGAAACCAGTAACAACAACGTCGCCACCCTTCAGTTTCAAGAATTCAACTTCAGAGATAGTAACCGTGCCAGTAAAGGTGATAGCACCAGTTCTGTTTTCAATCTGAGCAAAAGTACCAACTTTGAAGTCACCTAGTTCGTCAGTACCAGAGACATATACACGACCATAGTCCTCAGAGACTTGCTCGTTTGCCTCTACCTTAGTACCACCGTTTTCAGGTAGTGCGAGATAGTTAGTACCAGAACCTGCGAATTCCCAAGTGTGGGAAGAACTATTAACAATAGATGGTCTGTGAAGTCTGATAGTTTCTCCAAGAAGAGAAGCAGCAGTTTGAGAAGTTCCATCACTGTCTCTGATGACGCTATATGGTTGTCCAGTTCCATCGTCGATGGTGATCGTAGCAGAGAAAGGAGGACCAACTGTAACACCAGATACTTCGTCGATGAAGTATTCTACTGTGCTTGATACATTACTATGACCATCAACTTTAACAACATAGTGCTCTAGTGGTTCTCTTCCTAAATTATCAACAGTGAAGATAGTTCTTCCAGTTGGAGTTGCAGAAACATTAACGATAGTACCAACGTCAAATGTATATGCTTCTCTTCTGAATCCTCTACCACGTAGAGCAAACTGACCAAAGTTTGTAGCGGAGTTTGTAACTGATGCATAACCACCAGACTCAGCAAGAATACCATCAGCACAGAAGATAACGAAGACCGAAACTAACTGAGTGTAACCATCTTCAATAATTTTATATCCTGTACCACCAAAGGAGACGATGGTGAATGCAGATGCAACCATCGACTTACCCTGATTGGGGAAGGTTGCGGAACCATCAAGTTCTAGACCAGGGAAAGGACAGTTGGGTTGCTTAACTTTAGAACCATCAACTAGAGCACCACTACCACCTAAGAACGAAATGATAGAAGAGTTCTGAGTATATGGCGATGCCTCAATGATTGGATAATCATCAAAGTCACCACGAATTGCCATTCTTTGATTGTTAGCATCATAAATGTAACTATCTGGATATGTAATTACATTCGTGGTGTCAAATAATGTTCCTGTAGTCTTAGTAGTAGTTCCTGGTTCGATTGCAGTTCCACTAGCAGGATCCTCTGCATACTCTAGAATGCCATCTAGAATACCCATAGAAGTTGTGATAGATGCTTCTACGTTTGCACAAAGAGGATTACCTAGAGGATCTGCTAGAATAGTTGCATCAACAAACTGTGGAATTGGAGAAGATGTGGTTACAGCAGCGCCAGTACCATCTTTCCATCCACGCATCGCTGCGATAGCAAGATCTCTTACTTGAGTATATGCATATCTGGTCTCTTCTATTTGAGATGCATCAATACCAGTCAGTGCAGTTCCTGTGAAGTATGTTTCTGCATTAGTTACAATGCCAGAGTTTCCTCCAAGAACAAGGTCTCTAATTAGACCACCTAGAATATAATTAATATCTCTACGGCACTTTCTTTGATGAATATCAGACAGTCCTAGAGAAGGGAACTGTGCCTCAGTATTGATAAGTGCTTGATCTGCAATCAGATCTCTGTTTCTAGCAATTAGATATGCAGCATCTAGATATGTACCAGAAGCATCGTTAGCGATAACATCAACATATAGATATGCAAGAGTATCAATAGCAGATCTTACATCATCACATGCAGGAGTTCCAGCAGTTGATGTAATAACACTGTCATCAAAATATCTTGGTACGCTAGAATATACTGGGGTATATGCTGGATTGCCTGGAGTTCCATCTCCAGTTCTCCAGTTTCTCATTGCAAGGATTGCTAGTTCTCTAGCATATTCAATTGCACGTACAGTCTGTATAATCTCATTTTCAATGTAAGCAATCTTAGCACCAACAATATACTTCTGTGCTGCTTCAATAATGTTATGGTTAGAACCAAATTCGAGGTCTCTTACAATAGCGTTGATAAAATGCCTTACATCTTGGCGACACTGTTCATCACCATTAGTTGTGCTATTTGTTACAGTAGGAGAACTGTATGATGGATAGACTTTAGTTCCTGCATCACAAGAAATCTCAAGACCTGCTAGTTGTACAGTATCGTCTTCTGAAAGATTTAGTGATACATCAGTAGTTACTGTTGCTACTCCAGTTACTGCTGTGTCATAAACAAAATTAGTTACATTAGCAGTAACTCCACCGAAAGTTGCAGTACCAGTTGGGTTTGCACTATCATAAGTATTTTCATGATCTAGTGTTCCCAAGAAAATATCAAAGGAAGTTCCACTTACATTATAAACAGAATAGTATTCTTTCTTAAATTGATCATTAATCCTTCCTACAACTTCATCTGCAATAAAATCTCGGTTGTTGCGTAAGAATACACAAGCATCTTGGAATCTTCTTTCTACTGGAGTAGAAAGACTAAATTCATTTGGTGAGTTTAGTAGTGTTAGTGTAACTGACTTGGAGTAAGATTTTACAACCGCTGTCTGTCCAGGATCAAAGTTTGAATCATTAATTGTTGGAGCTTTCTTTGGAATTACAAATCTTCTAGAACGACCATCAGCATCTTCTAGAACTTTGTAAATTCTTTGTTTGCCCATCAGGAAAGATAGGTCTGGATTTAAAGTAGGCAATCCAGAAATTTCAATTTCTTGACCTTCTTTGAAGTCGTGAATGTTGTCTCTACCAACTAGTTGGTTCGTATAGAATACAATACCACCAAGATCTTCTGCATTACCAAACTGAGCATTTTGGAAACCACCAGTTGCGATACTTGGATCTCCCTGTAGAGAGAAATCAATTCTCTGAATGGGAAGAGTTGAAGTTACATCTTCATCCACAGAAACAACTTCACCCTCTGCTCTAATTGATTTAATAGAGGTACTATCAAAAGACTCTGTTACGATAGCAGCCTGGAAAATATTGATAGATGCTGCTTGATTAGTTTCCCAAGAAGGTGAGTTGAGAATAGGTACAACTGTTACTTCATAACTAGTTGGAGCATTGGTATCATCAATAGTTGCAACTTCGTAGAATCCTTGAGTAAAGTTGGCATCTGCAGTATCATCTAGAAAGATGTAACTTCCTGGAATAATGCTATCGCCAGTAGGATTTGTCGAAAAAATCAGTGTGTTTGTTCCAGCAGTTGCGGTGATTGTTTGTGTATTGATCTGACTTCCTTGAGAACCAGAAACAATATAGTCAAATCTCTCACCTTCTACGAAAGAACCACTAGTTAGAAGAACATCTACACTACCATTAATGAACGCTGATGCTCCAGTAGTTGTCTCGAACGTAACGTTACTAATTTTTGCTCTAGCACCAGTATTGACACCAACTACCTCTAAACCACTGGTAAGTGCTGATAGACCAGTGTTTTGCTGGAAATCGACATTAAACTTGTCTGGTCCAAAAATTTGATGACCAATTGGGAAATCTACACCAAAGTCTCCATTGACTTCATTGTCGATGATAACTCTTTGCTTATCATCAAATACCATAGCAAAGTCCCAAGTGGAAACTGCGTCTCCATTTGAGTCAATTTGGTCACGGAAGGTAACACCAATAACATAGTTTTTATCACCAAACTTGACCATGTGTTTGCCAGGATTGGCAGGTCTCATGATGACGAGACGTAAGTTATCACCTACAATAGAACAATCGGGTGGTAGAGAAATTGGGTTATCTTCTACGTAGTCACCACCAGAAACGATCAGTGTTTCTTTTACGCCAGGAGTTGCCCATGCTAACTGTGCCGCTTTCTTAATTGTGCGGACAGGATTGACAGCAGAACGACCATCGTTTTGGTCGGAACCAATCTGTTGAGAAACATAGATACGACCACCAACGTCATTCGTTGCTAGATTGAGGACGTATTCTGTAGTTGCAA